GAAATCTTCATAATCTGGATAATTCTCAGGTAAATCAAAAGATTTCGGTCTCAAGGGGACCCCTAAGCTCTTTTCAAAGCTCTTAGGGTCGAAACTTGTAGGATCGAAATCTAAATTTACATACTGAAGAAAATCCGGACCAACATCAAGATCCATAAGCGAAACAATATGCTTAACGGTATTCTCGGTGTTATCTGACAAATTCATAGTCGTAAGAAGAAATTCACGTCTAAATGTATCATAACCAAATTCTTGCCCTCCTTGGAGGAAACGTTTTAAAAACAGTGAGTCAATTGCAATTTGTAGTTGCTTCTTAACTCGTTTATCTGAACAAGGAATTTGATAAGTATTAATAAAAGAAAGTGAGGGGAATGACCTCAGTGGCTGATCGAGAAGCAATTCCCGAAGACCACTATGTGTCATACACCTCTTTGTTACTCTCTGAATATCAACGGGTCCTAAAAAGCACTCGTGATATTCTTTCGATGTAACAGGGCTGTTAAAAACCCTTTCTTCTTCTAACATACTTGATACATTTTTCTCTCTAATTGACAGATAAGGAATTGAAATACATCCATCCATGGGTTCCATCTTTCTAAATAAATCGTTTAAATAACAGGCCTTGGCCGTTTTAATTGATTTAATAGATTTCAAGGGTTTACCCCAAGATAGTGATAAACCTCCATGGCTGACAGGTACAGAAATAGATCTGACCGTCAAGGACAATTTTTGTCGATTGACACTTTTGAAGAGGTCCTGGACCACTTCACAGTTCTCGCTCGGCATTGCCAATTCCAAATCTCTCAAACATTCTCCCAGAACACGACTACGTCTATCTAAGACTAACTGCTTACCAGATCCTACTATGCTTCCATTAATAATCAATTGAGAATTAATAGTCCCATACTTAGGATGAATATAGTTTTTCCCTAAAGAAAGATCGAGACCAAATTCATGGACCTTCTCTTTCCAAACAGGATAAAGCTTTGGTTGAGCTCCCATGAGTATATCATCTCCATTAATTAAATATTTTGAAGGTGACAATCCACTGAACTCGGCAGTACAGTCATTAAGTAGACACAGCAACGGAAACGATAAGAGTGATCCCCTTTCATGGCCCAACGTTTAGTAGGCTCATGATCAATCGATTCCAAAATTCCCTCCATTAAGGCTTTAGAACCCTCAATAGAGAAAGAATCAGTTGCTGCTGAATAGTCGCCGGATATCCAAACATCTCCCGGCTCAGATCGCTCGTGAATACGTAAAATTGCATTCTCTAAGCGCTGAGTACCGTGAGTTAGACAAAATTGATCAAAATCTCCCAATGCAAGCCACATGGCCCGCTGAAGAGGTTTTAAACAAAATGTGTCCCCAATACCAGCTGTAATTATCCGAACTTTTAACGGTTCAGGTATAGGCTCTACCCTCACAGGCAGAGGCCCTACAGGCGGGTATGCAGGGAACTCAATACATTTAGTGCATCCAGTTCCACTTTTAAAATCAAAAGACTGAGTAAAATTATATTGCTCAATCTCTTTTAAAAGCGGTTCTAGTACACTAGTGTCCTGACACTTGTCTACAACAGTTTGTATCCAGTTCTGTCGGAAATTCTCATGGTGCCTTTGACGTTTCTTAAACACGTCTCGTAGTATGCCAAAATCCTCAAATGGAGTCCATTTTACTGGTTCTCCATCTTTATTAAAATCCAATAATCGTTGGAAATAATGTTTCGAGTCAAGTTTTCCTGTAGTAGGCGCTTTAAAACGCTCACTTACAGATTGCTCGTTCTTGAAAACAATATTTTCACAACGTAACCAACTCGGTGGTCTTTTCAAACAATAAGTTTTGTTGAGTTCGACCAAAATTGGAAAATGAAACCTCCTCCAAAAAGAGGCGTCATCAATTATTGGGTTCTGAGGTGCATAAACTGAACGAATTGACGATCCAAAACTTAAATTGGATGTACATATGATAATCGGGGAACAAAATTTTTGTCCCTTCTCATCAAGTTCAGCCATTGGAAGGACATAAGGATTGCATGAAACAAGAGTTTGAAACTCCTTAATATCATGACCATCCGTGGATTGACCCAAATCATCAAAAATGACAATCGGTTGTCCACTATATCCATCCCAATGTTCTACGTGACAAGTTCTTTGATAAATCAAAGACTTTCTGTCTACACCAGGAAAAAGGCAAGAAAGCTCGCTAACAATTTGGTTAATGCGCGTACTTTTACCTTGACCTGGCTGTCCAAATAGCCCAATTACCAATGGTTCCATTCTATCGTCCGGATCCTCTTTTGATGGAAGATCTTTAAGACGACTGTTAAAGACAAGATCTCCTTTTACTCCACCTTTTTTACGAGGGAAAGCAAAAGAAGCCTCTTTAGGGGGAAAGAATCCATGATTCGCTTTATAATACTTAGCGACATGTTTTCCAAAATCCCTTCCTTTAGCTTTAAGCTTTTGAATGGTCTCATCTGAGAGCCCACGGTGTGGACTACTCAATTGGTTTTTATGTTTAATAATGGCATCCAGAATAAAAGAATCTGGCACCTGTTGACATAGCACTTTGGATTGTAGGCAGTTAAAGCAAAAACGAACTAGTTCTTCCTTAGAAAGACTCGATTTTATCTTGCCCCATATTTCTACAGGGAATAACTCAATCGAATCTCCTTCGGGTAATTCGGTTTGGTTCATTGCTTTACTTACCATGAGACAGAGAGAATTCTTCATGCATTTTATTAGATCTTTTTCTATCAAAGCCTTTTTACGGAACTTTGAATAGATATGAACGAAAATAGAAGAAAACAAATTACCTTCCCGAAGGAAGATTTGTCGCCCTCTATGACGTTGCAAAGACCTAATCTTACCAAGTCGAAACATCTTCATAGTAAGAAATAATGCATTTGTAATTTTTAGTGAATGAAAAAGTGTTCGCCCATCCCTAAAGACAAGCGGGTACTTTCCCAGGATAGTGTCCATCGGAATCCCATAACGTGTAGAGAAAGCCAAATAAGAGAATTTACTCCCTTGTTTTAACTTTTCTACCTTTAAACGGTATCTGATAGACTTATTAGCGTGCAAACGGACCTTTTTAGAGAAGTTCTTCTTATCAATTAAGAAAGAAAGCCCATCTCTATCCTCAAAAGAGGACTCTTTATCGTCTAAACGATGAAGAAGGCTCATAAGCACACGATCTAGTTTATTTTCACCTAAA